CCATTTTGTGTCGCGTACCATGAACCCATTGAAGAGAGCGTCAAAATGATTTTGGTGATGGGATCTCCCATCATTACTCCTCGTTTTGTGACAAAGGTTTTTAACCTTCTCTCCATTAGATTCTTAGACATCTCGAATTCAACGCCAGCTTTTCTAAGCCGGTCTGTTTCTTTCGTTGATGATTTGAACTGAACTTTTTTCGGTGAACAGCACAGCTCGACTGCCTCAGTTAAATACTGATTCAGCCCAGGTGCTCTGTCTGGTTTAACCAGACCATCGATAAATCCAGACATTAGTCCTCGGGCTACTCCGTGATCGACTCTGTCGGTCGCGGATGTAAGGTCCGATGACGAAATGTATTCGGGAATTTTGTCTTTACTGTTTTTGTAGTGTCCTGCATAGGACGCTCCAAATCGGTAAAGATTATCCCGATCTCCCAGTCCAACACGTGCTCCTGGAAGCGTCTCTGACGCTTCTTTCAGCATATGCATGGCTGGGACCATGTAAAGATAAGCCCATGTCTCTCCACTTGTGAGAGGACGGATTTTTCCGCCGGGCTCCCCGATTATGATTAACTTTGCTTTTAGCAGAGTGTCTTCATCTTCAGGGTTTTTCTTCATTTTCCATTCTTGATACTTTTCTGATGCCCAGGCAAATAGGAATCTTCCTAGCCTGGAATCAAATCCAGTATTAAAAATGATGTTTTCAATAGAATCGAATATCTGATAGGTATCGCCGAGGTTATCAGCCTCGAGCGGACCCGTCAGGTATCCGATTTTCCATAGAGGAAATTCGCCTTCACTTTCTTTACATACGACATTGTCATATGTATCGACGATGAAGGTGACTCCTTCCTCCACGTATCTCTCTGTATAGAGATCTACGACCGGAGTTTGGAGGAATTCAATGAATTCACTTCCTTTGATCATTAGATGCCACTTCCCTAAGTCTTCACGGGTTGCTTCCCAGCAAGAACCGTTCGAGAGCGAAAGGTGTGACGTTTGAAATAAGCGTTGCTTTCGTTTGAAGGCGTTCTCTCGGACTTTGTCCGCGAGAATTTGCCCTAAATCGTAAGCGCCGCGATCATCTACTTTTACTTCTTCGGTAAGACCGTTGATGTAAGAGCATACATTATCAAATTGTTTGGCTTTGGACGGAAGAGGTAAAAACCTCGACTGTCCAATGTGTGCCAGGTACCAAATCTCATCATGGTTCGGATTCTTATCCGGAACCAGTGTGAATCGATCTGATACTAACATAAATTGATGAAGG